AGCCATCACCTTCCTGAACGTGAATGCCGCCTCGGTAAACGTGTTCTGGCAGCGTGACTCGCTGGAAATTTTGCCCGGCCGTTATGCCGTGCCTTCGGACGCTGGCGTCGCAGTGATGCGTGCCACCACCGACCAAGGCATCGAGCTGGTCATGCAGAAGTTCTACGACATTGACAGCATGACCATCAAGTACCGTATGGATACGCTGTTCGGTGTGGTGAACAAGAACCCCGAGATGTCCGGCATCTTGTTGTTCAACCAGTAATCTGGCAAAAGACTGGGGGGCTCCGGCCCCCCTTTCTGCATAGGAGACCAAAATGCCACTGACCAAAGGTTACTCAAGCAAGTCCATCGGCAAGAACATCTCCAAGGAGATGAAGTCTGGCGTGCCTCAAAAGCAGGCTGTGGCCGTTGCACTCAACGTCGCTCGCAAGGCGGCCAAAGCTGCTGGCAAGCCCGGCAAGGCTCCAAAAGCAGCACCCAAGAAGGCCAAAAAATGAAGGCCGGTCTCTACGCCAACATTCACGCCAAGCGTGAGCGCATCGAAAAGCAGAAGGCTGCAGGCAAGACGCCTGAGCGCATGCGCAAGCCTGGCACCAAGGGCGCACCGACCTCTGCAGCGTTCAAAGCCGCTGCGAAAACAGCAAAGCCCATGAAAAGAAAGGCCAAGTGATGCAAGACAACATCCTCATGCCCAAGTACCGCAAGAACAAAAAGCCCGTGAAGGTTCGCAAGCCATCCCGGCCAATCGACGGCATCAATCACCGTCTGTTGCGCGAGCAGGCAGCCGCAGCTGCAGCCGCGCCTCAAGCGTCCGAAGTCGTGGAAACCTCTGTTCCTGACGACAGCGAAGCGCCAACCCGCATCGAGCTGGTCGAGAAGGCCAAAGAACTCGGTCTGACATTTACCAAGCGCACCAGCGACGAGAAGCTGCTGGCCATGATCACTGAAGCACTCAACAAGCAGGAGGCCTGACATGGGCTACAGCAAGCGCCAATTCGTCGCGGCAGCCTTTGAAGAGATCGGCCTTGCGTCCTATGTCTTTGACCTGCAGCCAGAACAGCTCCAGTCCGCCATGCGTCGCATCGATGCCATGATGGCCGACTGGAACGGCAAGGGCATCCGTCTTGGCTACCCGCTGCCAAACAGCCCACAAGACAGCGATCTGGACGAGCCGACACTGGTGCCAGACTGGGCGAATGAAGCGATCATCACCAATGGTGCTGTTCGACTCGCTCCTGGCTACGGCAAGGTGGTGATGCCTGAGACCAAGGCCGTGGCCAAGGACAGCTACAACACCCTGCTGCAACGTGCCACCATGCCACCCGAGCAACAGCTCCCGGCCACCATGCCTGCTGGCGCTGGCAACAAGCCATGGCGCGTCTACGACAACCCGTTCATCCGTCCGCCTGTCGATCCTGTCGACGCTGGCCCAGACGGCCCACTCCAGTTCAACTAAGGATTCACCATGGCTTACATCAACCAACTGCCGCTGCTCGCTGTTGCCTCACCAGGCGACCAGATTCCCGTCTACACACCGAACAACGGCGACGCTCGTCGTCTGCCCATCGGTGCGCTGTTGCAATTTTTCCAGCAGAACTTTGCCAGCCCAACGCTGGCCACCAGCATTTTCACGCCAGGCACCGGCTTCAACGTGGCCGTGCCGACACCCGTGGCGCAGCAGCAGTGGATGCTGATTCAACCTGCTGGCACTTTGGCCGCTGGCACCGTGACCCTGCCTTTGAACACCCAGACGCCTGACGGCACCGAAGTTCTCATCACCACCACGCAGCAGATCACCGCCTTCACGTTGGCTTTGAACGGCGCAAGCGCTGCCTATGGCGACCCGACCACTTTGGCCGCTGAGGACTTCTTCCGCATGCGCTTTGTGCAGGCCACAAACAGCTGGTATCGCATCGCTTAACCCCACCAGGAGAAAACCATGTTCATTCAACCAAGCCCAACCACCAGCGACGTCGATGTGGTCTTGCCTGTTGGCGAGTACATCAGCATCGGCAACACCGGCAACGAGCCGACCATCGTTCAACTGCAAACAGCCTATCCAGGCCAGCAGTGGATTTACACCACCATCGGCACGCTGTCCAACAGCGCCCAGACATTCGGCCCGTACACGCAAGAGCGCACGATTCGCATTCAGAACCGCAATGCCACCGTGGAATACGACGTTGGCGCACAGCCCAAGCTGCGTGGCTTCCCTGCTTTGACCATTGGCAGTCTTGAGCCTGTAAGTTTGGTGCAACCTGCGGCCACCTTTGTGACCTTGACCTATGACGACGACGCAGGCAACGTGAAGCTGGTGAGCGCTGGCGTGCACGACCTGACCAACGCAGTCGCGCAAGGCCAGGACTTGTATATCACCTGGACTGGCGGCACGGCTGCAACTGGCTTCTATGAGGTGGTGGACGCTGACACGGCCACCGACGAGGTGACCATCGACCTGCCTTACATCGATGCCACCGTGACGATCAGCATTGCTGCACCTGGTGTGGTGACCTGGACGAACCACGGCCTGTCGGTCAACGACACCATCCGTTTCACCACCACTGGCGCTTTGCCCACTGGCCTGGCCATCAACACCACCTACTACGTCAAGGAAGTGCTGTCGGCCAACACCTTCACCGTGTCCACCTCAGCAGGCGGCGCAGCCGTTACCACCAGTGGCACGCAGTCCGGCACCCAGACCGCCTTGGTTTGGTACGGCACCGCAGTCGTGGCCGTGGCAAACACAGCCGTGACCTTGGCCACCTCCACAATCCCTGGCTGGTCGATGGGTGTTGGCGGCGGCATGGAGATCGATGCCCTGTACACCCTGACCAACAGCGCAACGGCCAAAAACATCGGCATGACCTACGGCGGTGGCGTCTTGATGGCTGTCAGCGGTGCAAGCAACGCCAGCGCCTGCGCTCAAAAGCTCATGTGCAACCGTGGCAGCTCTCAGATCATCAGCAACGCAGCCAACCAAGTCGGCCACGGCTTGTCCACCGGCGCAAACGTGGTGCTGACCGTGGACGCTACGCAAAACCAGACGTTTGCTTTCACCGCACAGCCTGCGGCAGCGAACAACGTGGTGCGCCTGGAAGCCTACAAGCTCATGATCAACTTCTGACCATGGCCACAAAAAAAGACCCACGACTGGAGCGCGTCGGCGTGCCGGGCTACAACAAGCCCAAGCGCACGCCTTCGCACCCCACCAAGTCGCACGTCGTTGTGGCCAAGGAAGGCGACCAGGTGAAAACCATCCGCTTTGGCCAGCAAGGCGTGTCCGGGTCTCCAAAGCGTGAAGGCGAGAGCAAGGCCGACAAGACCCGGCGCGAATCTTTCAAAGCCAGGCACGGAGAAAACATTGCCAAGGGCAAAATGAGCGCAGCGTGGTGGGCGTCAAAAGTGAAATGGTGAACTGAATGCAAATTCAAATCCTCAACGGCATCTACACCGACAACGGCCCTGACCTGCGCACGAGCTATCCGGTGAACATGGTGCCAGTTCCGAAGCAGTCCGGCATCAGTGCCGGTTTCCTGCGTCCTGGCGACGGCATCGTGGCCAACGGCACAGGCCCAGGCATTGACCGTGGAGGCATAAACTGGAACGGTGTCTGCTACCGCGTCATGGGCACCAAGCTCGTGACCGTGGCCAGCAATGGCGCCGTGACCGTGCTTGGAGATGTTGGTGGCCCCGTCAATACGCTGGTGACCATGGATTACAGCTTCGACCGCCTGGCCATCGCGTCCGGTGGTCGCTTGTATTACTGGAACGGCGCACTCACGCAAGTGACAGACCCAGACCTTGGCGTCGTGCTGGATGTGGTGTGGGTGGATGGCTACTTCATGACCACCGACGGCACAAGCCTGATCGTCACCGAACTGGCCGACCCGCTGGCCGTCAACCCGTTGAAGTACGGCAGCTCTGAAGTTGACCCCGACCCGGTGGTGGCCCTGCTCAAGCTGCGCAACGAGATCTATGCGCTCAACCGCAACACCATTGAGGTGTTCGACAACGTCGGCGGCGACTTCTTCCCATTCCAGCGTGTCGATGGTGCTCAGATTCAAAAGGGCGTGATCGGCACCTTTGGCTGCTGCGTGTTCATCGAGACAGTTGCCTTCTTGGGCAGCGGCCGCAACGAAGCCCCAGGCATCTACCTGGGCGCAAACGCGACTGCCACAAAAATCAGCACACAGGAAATCGACGAGCTTTTGCAGACGTACACCGAGGCGCAACTTGTCACGGTGAAGATGGAGGCACGCAACGACAAGGCGCACGAACACCTGTATGTGCACCTGCCAGACAAAACGCTGGTCTATGACGCAGCCGCATCGCAGGAAATGCAGACGCAGGTCTGGTTCACGCTGACCACTTCGACCGTTGGATTCAGTCAGTACCGTGCGCGAAACCTGGTCTGGGCCTACGACAAGTGGCTGGTTGGCGACCCGCAGTCCAGCGCCATCGGCTACCTGGTGGACAACATCGGCACGCATTGGGGACAGATCGTCCGCTGGGAGTTCGGCACCATCATCGTCTACAACGAAGGCAACGGCGCGATCTTCAATAAGCTGGAGCTGGTCAGCCTCACCGGCCGCGTGGCGTTGGGCATTGACCCGATCATCACAACCAGCTACTCGGTGGACGGCATGGCCTGGAGCCAAGACCGACCACTGCGCGTTGGCACGACTGGCAACACCACCAAGCGCCTAGCATGGTTCCAGCAGGGCCACATGCGCAACTGGCGCATCCAACGTTTCCGTGGCGACAGCCAAGCGCACCTGTCTTTTGCCCGTCTTGAGGCGCAACTTGAGCCGCTGGCCTACTGACCATGGCAACGCAAAAGCTCAACCTCACCCGCGATCAGCTCGCCACGTTCCTCAAGAACCACGAGCAGATCAAGCAGTTTGAGAGGCTGTTCCAGCTGGCCGATGAAGTCGCGCCATCCAGCGACACGACAGGCATCAGCATTCAGGCTGGCAACGCAGATGCAGCGGCCACCGAGGCGCTGGCGCAAATTGTCAGATTAGCGCAAGACGCAGCCATCAACAGCGGAGCAGCCGACCAGAAGGCTGTGCAGGCTTTGGACGCGCTTGGCCGCATTGCCAACGCTCTGGAGATGCTGACCACTGCGCCCGTCATCCAGAACAACAACTCGGTGGTCACCGACTACATCGATCTGCCAGAGGATGGCCCACACGTCACACAAGCCCGGCGCGTCCAGTGGAACCAAGACGACGGCACCATGGACGTTGGGCTGTATGGCGGCAGCGTCCTGCAAGTTGGCCAGGAGACGATGTACTACGCCAAGAACACCAGCGGCGCGACGATTGCGAATGGCACGCCCGTGATGTTCACCGGCACTATTGGCGCATCTGGAAAGCTGACATTTGGCCTGGCTGTTGCTGATGGCTCTGTGCTTGCCGACTACATGATGGGCGTGGCAACGCAGGATATTCCAGACAACGCTTTTGGCTACGTGACCAGCTTCGGCCTGGTGCGCGGCTTCAACACGACCGGCGCACCTTATGGCGAGGTTTGGGCTGATGGCGACTTGATCTATTTCGACCCGGCCACTCCAGGCACATGGACAAACGTTGCACCACAAGCCCCGAACATTGACGTGCCTGTGGCCGTTGTCGTCAACGCAGGAGGAGGCGGCTCTGGCTCGATCTTCGTGCGCATGACCGTGGCCGAATCTCTGTCCAGACTGCAAGACGTCTACATCAGCGGAACACCAGGCGACTTTGATGTTTTGCTCTACGATGCCACACAATCGCGCTGGGAAAACAAACCCGCATCTGCCGTGCAGGTGCTTGAATGGATGAGCATGTGACATGGCATTTCAGAACATCACCCCGACCAAACTTGGCCAAGCGGCCATCACGACTGGCGTCACCACGCTGTACACCGTCCCAGCCAGCACGCGCACGCTGCTCAAGGAATTCAGCATCGCCAACACCACAGGCGCGGCCATCAACGCTCGCGTGTTCCTGGTTCCTGCTGCTGGCACGGCTGGCACGACAAACGCCTTCCTGTACGACGTATCCGTCCCGGCCAACAACGCCCTGCAGTACAACGGCGTGCAGGTGATGAACGCAGCAGAAACAATCCAAATTCAGGCGGCCTCGGCAGGCCTGACCATCACCGCCAGCGGTGCCGAAGCCATTTAAGGAGAAACCATGAGCGTCCTCGTCAAAGCACTTATTCCTGCAAAGCAGGCAGAAAACGCACAAACGACCCAATACACGGCCGTCAACTGCAAGACCATCATTGACAAATTCACAGCCACCAACACCAGCGCGGCCAACGTGACATTCAGCGTCAACATCGTGACCAGCGGCGGCAGTGCTGGAGTCTCCAACCTGATCGTCGACTCGCGTGCCATTGCTCCCGATGAGACCTACACCTTCCCCGAGCTGGTTGGCCAAGTCCTGGAGCCAAGCGGGTTCATTTCCACCATCGCAAGCGCAGCAACGGCGCTGACCATTCGCGCCAGTGGCCGCGAGATTACTTAAGGAGAACACCATGGAAATGCCAAAGATCATGATGGCCGGATTCACTGGCCTGCCAGATTCGATGCCATTCATCACCACCGCTGAGAATAAGAAGAATACCCAAACCGTCATCGACGACTGGATGCTTGGCCCAGAAAACCCAAGCAACGAGCCAATGGCCAACAAGGTCTACTGGGTCGCATTGGGCAAAGCCATGCAGGTGGACGAGAAAGAGGCCCGTCGTCGTCGCTGCTCGAACTGCGAGTATTACGACAACAGCACCTACAAACAGGCTTTGATGGAGCGCATCCCTCGCAACGATTGGGACACCGACGCTGGTTTCCGTGGCTACTGCCGCAAGTTTGACTTCATCTGTCACGACCTTCGTTCTTGCCAAGCCTGGGAAGAGCGCGACTTTGAGATGGATTGACAGGCCATGCAAATGTGGGACAATACCGGCACTGAGCTGTCCGAGCTGCCAGTGGCTCACCCTTCACAGGAGTGCCTCATGAGCAATGCTGCGGTTCAGGAAATTGAGAAGCAAGTGCCAGCAGAGCACCTGCCGATCTATCGCCTGGAGGCCGAACTGCTCAAGTTGCCCCAGGTTGAGATGCCAGTCGATCACAACTTCTGCAATGGCCTCTACGCTCGCACCATGCACATACCGGCTGGCACCGTCCTGACCGGCGCAGTACACAAGGACGAGTCCTTTTTCGTTGTTCGCAAAGGCCACCTGATCGTCACCACTGACGACGGCTCGGCCAATGTCGGCCCCGGCTTCATGAGCGTCACCAAACCCCACACCAAGCGTGCTGGCGTTGCGCTGACTGACGTCGAGGTGACCACATTCCACGCGAACCCCACAAACGAGACTGATCCAAAGACCATCTGGGACATGTACACCGTCCCGGCACCGGCTTTGGCTTTGGAGGCCGTCCAACACCCGCACCTGGAGGGCGCAAAATGACTTTTGGACTATCTGGAGCCGCACTGGCTGGCGTTGCCGTTGGCGGCGCAACGCTGGTTTCTGGCTACATGCAAGGCGAGGCTGCCAAAGACGCGGCCTCAACACAGGCTGGCGCATCACAAGCTGGCATCGAGGAGCAGCGTCGCCAGTTCGACGTTGTTCAAAAGCTGCTGGAGCCGTATGTCACCGGAGGCACTGAGGCGTTTAAGCAGCAGCAAGCCCTGGTCGGTGTGCAAGGCCCAGAGGCGCAACGTGCTGCCATTTCTGCCATCGAGCAAGGCCCGGCCTTTCAGGCTTTGACCGAGCAAGGCGAAAACGCCCTGCTGCAACGCGCATCTGCCACTGGCGGCTTGCGTGGTGGCAACGTGCAGGCTGCGCTCGCTCAGTTCCGGCCGCAAATTCTTAGCCAGTTGATCGAGCAGCAATATGGCCAGCTTGGCGGTTTGGCTAAATTTGGCCAGGCATCCGCTGCAGGCACTGGCGCTGCAGCACAGGAAACTGGTGCCAACGTGGCTCAACTTCTTGCAGCACAGGGCGCGGCAACGGCTGGCGGCCAGATGGCTGCAGGTAAGGCCTTTGCGTCGATTCCTTCTGCCATCTCTGGTGGCCTAGGCATCTTCTCTGGCCTTGGAGGGAAATTCTGATGGCACTTCAACTACCAATGGCTCCAATCAATTACGGCATTGACGTGCCTGACCCGTCGCAGACATTCCTGCAGGCTTTCAAGACTGGCACAGCCATCACCGAAACCCGCATGGCGCAGGAACAAGCACAGCGCCAAGCAGACCAGCAGAAGATCATCACGCAAGCCTTTGAGCGTCTGCGCCAGCCTGGCGCAACGGCCAAGGACTATGCCGATCTGGCCATGATGCTGCCCGAGACGCAAGCCAAGGCCGTGCGCGAGAGCTTCAGCCTGATCAACGCCGACCAGCAACAAAACGCCCTGCAGCGATCTGGCCAAGTGTTCTCGGCCTTCAAGTCCGGCAAGCCTGACATCGCTGTGAATCTGCTCGACCAGCAGATCACAGCACGACGCAACGGTGGCGACGAGGAAGGCGCGAAGTTCCTGGAGACCTGGCGCGACGTGGCCAAGGAAAATCCAAAGGCAGCCGAGGATTACTTTGGCTTCACCATTTCGCAGATGCCAGGTGGCGACAAGGTCATCGAGTCCGCTGTCAAGCTGGAAGAAGACCGTCGCAAGGAGCAACTCCAGCCGTTCACGCTGCGCAAAGCCACATCCGAGGCCATCATCAAAGAGGCCGAGGCAAAGTTTGCGCCTGACAAGTTTGGTGCTGAGTTGGGCCTCACGCAATCCCAGATCGAAGCATCCAAAGCAGCCCGTCGCGCCTCAGACGCTGCGGCTGCAAAGTCCGGTGCAGATGCAAGACGCGCCCAGGCAGAGGCTGACCAGATCAGCGCAGGCATCATTCCTGCCGACAAGCGACCAGAAGCCGAGACCAAGTTCCGCAAGGAATACAGCGACCAGACCAAGGGCTATCAGGAGGTCAAGTCGGCCTATGGTCGCGTGCTTTCCTCCGAGGACAACGCTGTTGGCGATCTGTCGCTGATCTTCGGCTACATGAAAATGCTCGACCCAGGCTCTGTGGTACGAGAGGGCGAATTCGCCACGGCGCAAAACGCTGCTGGCGTGCCTGAACGCATCCAGAACGTCTACAACAAGGTCATCAGCGGCGAGCGCCTTTCCGCTTCGCAGCGCAACGCTTTCAAAGGTCAGGCTGGCAAGCTGTACACGACCGCACAGCAGCAAGAAGCTCAGGTTCGCCAGGGCATCGAGCGAATTGCCAAAGGTTACGGCCTGAAAACTGAAAACATCTTCTACACCCCGACCGAGACAGTTCCGACTGCCCCAGGCGCTGCACCACCCGCAACACCTGGTGCGCCTGGTGCACCTGCACCCGCTCCTGCACCTGCGGCCGTGCGAGTCACAGCTCCCAACGGCCAAGTGATCACATTCCCGAACCAGCAGGCGGCTGACGCCTTCAAGAAAGCAGCAGGGATTCGCTGATGGCAACCGATTACGCAGCACTCGCACGACAGTTCGGTGGCACGGCTACCAGTCCAGCTGCGCCTGCTTCGGCAGCGCCTGCACCCGCACCTGCCGCAGCTCCGGCCGTCGACTATGCGGCCATGGCCACGCAGTTCGGCGGCCAAGCTGAACCTCAGAAGATGGGGTTCTTTGAGTCCGTTGGCGAGATGGTCACCGGCGCACGACGCGCAACTCCTGAAACCCAAGCGCTGCCAGAGTGGACTGGCATGCCAGAGTTGAACCAGATGAGCGTGGCTTCTCTGAAGTCTGCCCTGGGCACCTTGGTTTCCAACCCACAGGAGACCGTGCAGATTTTGAAGGCCAACTTCCCAGGCATCGAGGCACGCCAAGACGCGAAGGGAAATTTCATCCTGAAATCGTCTGTTGACCAGAAAGAGTACGCCATCCCACCAGGTTTCTCGGTTGGCGACATTCCGCGTGCTCTTGGCGGCTTGCTGGCCTTCACCCCTGCTGGTCGCGCCACAACGCTTCCAGGTGCTGTTGCCGCTGGTGCTGGCACTCAGGCCGTGATCGAGGCAACCCAAGCAGGCACTGGTGGCCGCTTTGACACTGGAGAGGTTGTCACCGCTGGCGCTGCTGGTGGAGCTGGCCAAGTCGTGCAGCGTGCCGTGCAATCGGCTGCACCTGCCGTGAGGAGTACCGTACAGCGTGCCACAGGCCGTCCGGTTACTCCAGCGCCTGGAGCACCCGCTGCGGCTCCTGCTCCAGCCCCTGCTGCGCGAATTGAGCCAACGCTTGAGCCAATGCCTGCGCCAGCCGCACCGCCTGCTCCTGCGGCCCCTGCTGGCGCACCGATGGGCACGGCCATGGCACCCGAGGCTGCTCCTGTGGCCCAGGTGGCCACCGAGGCCTTCGAGGAAGTTGGCGACCTGGTGCGCAAAGCCTCCGGCAGCGGCCCAGGCTCTGCTGCAGCAAAAGCCAAGCTGGCCGACGTTGCCCAGGTAAACCCTGATGCCCGTGCCGCAGCCGAGCGCCTTGGCATGGACTTGCCGTTCGACGTGTTCAGCGACAACCCGCAGGTGCGTGCAGCCGTTGGTCTGACCCGGTCTGTTGCCGGTGGTGAGGCTGAGGCTGCCTGGGTGAATACCGTCCGCACTGCCATCGGCAAAGCCGACGACGTGGTGCAGCAGTTCGACGCGGCCTTCATTGAGGGCCGTCCGGCTCCCGGCGCAACTTCTCAGCGCATCCTGGACAACCTGAACACGACACGCACGCAGCTGTTCAACGATGCCGACGTGATCTACAAGCGTGTGGACGCCACGATTCCAAAGACCGCGACCGTCCAATTTCCTCGCCTGACGCAAACGCTCGACGACGTGCTGGCCGAAGTCGGTGAAAAAGGCCTGTCCGCACAGGAAAAGAAGCTCTACGAGCTGGCCACAGACCCTGCCGTGACCTACGGACGTCTGCTGCGCGAGAAGAACCTGATCGGCCAAGCAATGGCTGGCAAAGAGTCTCCTTACGGCAACATGGCCGCAGGCGACCTTAAGCGCCTTTATGGTGCCTTGGCCGAAGACCAGCTGACCAACGTCGGCCAGATCGGTGGGGATGCACTGCGCCAAGAGTTGCGTGCAGCCAACTTGCTGACAGCCAAGCGCAAAGCCCTGGAAAACCGCATCGTCGGTGCATTTGGCAAAGAGAGCGACGGCAGCGTGGCCACCCTCATGCAGTCGGCCATCAAGTCGGCAGCCAAGGGCGACGCGGCGCAGTTCAACAAGCTGATCAAGGTCGTGCCACCTGAGTTACGCAAAGAGACCATCGCCACGGCCCTGGCATCCGTCGCAAGCTCCGGCCGCGCTGCCCAAGAAGGCGCGTTTGGCTTTGCTGAGTTCGCCAAGACATATCGCGGCCTGCGTGCTAACCCACCTGTCTACAAGCAGGTGATCGAAGTCCTTGGTAAGGATGCAGACCCCGTGCTGCGCGACCTGTTCGAGATCTCGCGCAGGATCACCGACGCACGCGCCCAGGTGCTCACCACCGGAAAGGCCAACCAGGCGCTGGTGGAGGCCATGAAGGCTGAAGGCTTGATCGGTAAGGTCATGCAAAGCACGACAGCTCAACGCGTCGTCACAGGTGCAGCAAGTGCAATCCCTGGCGGTGGCTTCGTTGCTCCCGACATTGTTCAGTTCATGTCCAAGGGCAACGCAGATGCAGTGAAAGCTGCCGGTAAGTTATTTGCCAGCGACGACTTCCAGAAGCTGGCCATCGAGGCCGCGACCAAAACAGAGCCAAGCCAGGCTGTGCTCCGTCGCACTGCCGCGAGCAAAGCATTTGCCGATTTCGCAAACGCAGCAAAGCTGCCACAATCCCTGGACGCGAGAGTGCAGTGGCTGCAATCCGCTGTCCAGACAGGACGCCAATTTGACCAGGAGAACCAGTAATGTCCGCACTCAGCATCCAACCCACCTATCCGATCTTCACGGACATCGATGGCCAGCCTCTTGAGGCCGGTTATGTCTGGATTGGCCAAGCAAACCTTGACCCACAGGTCAACCCGATCAACGTGTATTGGGATGCAGCGCTGACAATCTCAGCACCTCAGCCAATCCGCACGCTCGGTGGTTATCCATCTCGCAACGGAACGCCTGCACGCCTTTACGTCAACAGCGACTACAGCATCCGTGTGATGAATCGCAATGGCAGCGCTGTTTACAGTGCACCGTCTGCGACGGAGCGTTACAGCGATGTTGTGGTTAGTGGCGTAAATGCTGATGCTGTGGTCTACGATCCTCCGTTCATTGGTGGAGTGCAGACCAATGTGGAAGCAAAGTTGGCGCAGTACGTCAGTGTGAAAGACTTTGGCGCTGTGGGCGATGGTGTGACGGACGACACCGCAGCAATCCAAGCGGCGATTGATGCCGATGAAGGAAACGTGTTTTTTCCTGTTGGGGTATATCGCACGACAGCCCCTATCAACATGACAGGAATCACTGTTTCGCTGTACGGCGAAGGCAAGCGGTTCAACACTGGCATTGCGTCTGAGATTCTGATCGACCACGCGGGGACTGGACTTCTGGTTTCTGACCAATCCCACATCGGCGTTTTCTTGCAAGACCTTCGATTCAATCGAGCCAATGCTTACTTTACGCAAGGCGCAAACATATCGTTTGACGGCGACGGCCCAGGCCCGTCTCAAGTTGTAAGCCATGTGAACATGATGCGCGTCCACATTCAGGGCGGCGCATATGGACTGCTGCTGCGCGGCGTGATCCTTGGCGCGTTTGACTATGTGACCATCAATTCTGCGCTGAACGGTGTAGTGTTTAACGGTGCAGGCAGTGCCTTTCCTGCAAACAACGTCATTTCGTTCAGTCAACTGTCAATCAGCGGAGCAACGACTGCTGCTGTCACGTTCCAAGGGAACGCTGGCCGCAACATCATGTTCTTCAACTGTGACATTGAAAGCAACAACTACACTGTTTATTTCAACCCCGGCACCAGCGCCGAGAACGTGGTGTTTGATGGTTTGTGGTTGGAGGACAACGCAGAGCCAATCGTTGTTTGGGCTGGCACACAGTTGTATTTCAAGCATGTTCGCAACGCCAACAACGCTGGCATCGAATTGTTTGACCGTGCTGCTCTGGAAACTGGCACAGCACAAGATGTGTTCGTTGAAGGTCAGTATGGTGGCAGCATAACTCACTTTGCAGGTGCTGCTAATGTCAACGCGCACAACATGCGAACCAGTGATGTTGGCGGCTATTCCTATGCTGTCACGGCGCTGACCGGCTCTCGCGCCAACGGGTCGTTGATTGAACCGGCTGTATCAGGCGCTCAGATCATGGGCACCAGCGTCATGGACACGGTGCGGCAAAGCGGTGCTTTTGGCAAGAACTACCTAGTCAACTGGAACATTCCTGGCTCAACGTCTTGGGACAAGACCGGCGCAACGACCGTTCAAACTGAAACCGATCCGTTGGGTGGTAGCACTGCATACAGCTGGAACGGCTTTGTTGAAGGTGGTCGCGTTACTCCACCAGCAATTGCTGTCGGCCAGTTCTACGAGATGGTGCTGTGGGCCAAAGGCGCTGGCGTCATTCGTCTGCAAAACTTCGGCAGGCCGTTCTACTACAACATCAACACATCCTCTTGGACTCGCCTTGTTTTCAGGGTCAAGATCACTGATGTCTCGCAAGTGATGGACAGCATTTTGATCGATTTGACACCGAATAGCCCAAACGGCATTCAAGTCTGGCGGCCCGGCATTTACGATGTGATGGACGCCATCGACACAAGACCATCTGTTCAACAGAGCATCTATGAAGGCGGCTATATTGACACCGCATACACATATGGTGCAAGAGAGCGCACGAACATCATCGTATATGGAACTGCTATCCCAGTTGCTGGAGATTGGCTTGTTGGCGATAAAGTAATGAACACTGCACCCACTGCTGGTGGTGTCAGTGGATGGGTTTGTACTACCGCTGGTACGCCGGGTACTTGGAAATCATTTGGCGCAATTGCCGCATAAAGGAGAGAAAAATGCTGAAGACAGTTTCTTCAATCACCAATGCCATTGGTGCTCTAAATTACAAAGGCACTTGGGACGCCAGCACAAACAGTCCAACACTGACTTCCAGTGTTGGCACAAAGGGAGACTACTATGTTGTCAGTGTTGCTGGCAGCACAACACTGAATGGAATTTCGACTTGGTACGTTGGAGATTGGGCTGCCTTCAACGGCAGCGTTTGGCAACGCCTTGAGGGTGGTGTGGACGACCCTGCGCCATCTGTGCGCAGCAACAGCACTACTGGTGTGTTGCAGGTCACCGGGCCGGCTGCTGGTGCGACTCGTGTAATGACAGTGCCAGACGCCAACTTCACAGCAGCAATAACCAACGCTGGTCAGACTTTTAGCGGCAATCAAATTGTTGAAGGAGACGTCACTGTTCGCCGTAGTTCTGGCGATTACACAGGCGTCAATGCTACATCCGGAGGGACTGATAACCCGCTGTTTAACTTCAATATGAACGATGGCTCACCGCGCTATCGGTTTAACATGAACAGCGATGTTGACATTAAGTTTGAAACCATTGTTGGCGGCGGCTGGGGCACTGCGTGGCAAGTTGATCGTGTAACAAGACTTGTATATGTCAACTCAAACGACCTAAAAATTTCCACTGCCGGAAAAGGCGTCATCATGACCAACGCTGCTGGTACAGTGACCAAGCGCGTCAGGCTCAACGATGCTGGCAATGGTCTTGTTTTTGAAAATCCTTAATGGAGTGAGGTAAAAAATGGCTACTAATTCTCAAATCGCATTCAATCCACAAGGCAAGACAGTCGTCGTCGCTGCCGCAGGCACAGCGCCCACCGGCGTGCAGGCTCCCGTCTATGAGAAGTTCAACCCTCAGGCCACAGGCCAGTACCGCTTTGTGAACGCAGGCGCAAACACCGTGTTTTTGGGCACTGGCCCCACAGCGGCACTGGCCCAGGCTGCTGCCGTTGCACCTGTGGCTGGCACGCCATCGGATGCCATTGTCTTGGTGCCAGGCGCAGTGGAAATCTTGCGCTTCAACAAAGACACCTTTTTCAGCGGCCTGGCATCTGGCGCAACCACGATTTACGTCACGCCCGGCGAAGGCATCTAAGTGTTGGAGGCCGACGTCATGGCGGATGGGAATGAGATCGACTTGGTGAAGTACGGCGTCCTCTGGCAAAAAGTCCAGGACATGGATCGCAAGGTAGACAAAATGGAGCGCCAACTCGAAGAGCTGCTGGCCTTGGCCAATCGCTCCAAGGGTGGGCTTTGGATTGGCATGAGCATCGCATCGGCGTTTTCTGCCTTCGTTGGATTTGTTGCCAGCCACTGGAAAAACTGATGCGCGAGCAGATCATGCAGATGGTTCGTGAGAACCCAAGGACGGTCAAAGACCTGGCCGACGCCACTGGCCTGTCAAAGCAGGCAGTCCTTGCGCATTTGTCTGGTCTTCCTGTTGATGCTGTTCGCACCGTCAGCCATGGCGGTCGTGGCCGTCCTGTCGTAGTCATTCATTACGTCGCAAAGTAGGAATCAGCATGTACAAGCTCGGCGCACGTTCAAAGCAGCGGCTCAAAGGCGTGCACGATGACCTGGTGAGGGTTGTCGAGCGTGCCATTGAGATCACCACAGTGGATTTCACAGTCCTGGAAGGCTTACGCACTCCTGAGCGACAGAAGGCGCTGTATGAGTCTGGTGCAAGCCAGACCCTCAACGGCCGACACATCACCGGCCATGCGGTCGATCTTGGGGCTTGGGTGGATGGTGAAGTTCGATGGGACTGGCCGCTGTATCACAAGATCGCAGCTGCCATGAAAGAAGCTGCAAAGCAACTGGACATCAAAATCGTCTGCGGCGCTGATTGGAAAAGTTTTCCAGACGGCCCACATTTCGAGCTTGATCGAAAGGCATACCCATGATCTGGCAGGCACTTATCCCCGTGATCGGCACCGTCCTGGAGAAAGTGCTGCCCGACCCCCAGGCCAGCGCAGACGCCAAGATCAAGCTGATGGAGCTGGCTCAGAAAGGCGAGCTGGCAGTGCTGGACGCAGAGACCAAACTGGCGCTTGGCCAGCTTGAGGTCAACAAGGTCGAGGCTGGCACCGACATGTTCCGTGGTGGCTGGCGTCCAGCAACCGGCTGGGCTTGTGTTTTCGGCCTGGTGTACCAGTTCCTGCTCCAGCCTGGTTTACCGTGGCTGGTGGCCGTTTGTGGCGGTTCTGTGCCGCCTTTGCCGCCCATCGACAATGAGACCCTGATGGTCTTGCTGACCGGCATGTTGGGCCTTGGTGGACTTCGCACCTTTGAGCGCATCAAAGGGAAAGCCTGATTTCAGTTGTCTCCAGCTGCTTCGGCAGCCTTGCCCGGTCTTTGTGCCGGGCTTTTTTCTATGACCGACGTTTCCGACCAAGCAACCATCCGAGAAGAACAAGAACGCGAGGCCTGCCTGCGCACCGCCAGGGAGCCGCACCAGCGTTTGCAGCCGACTGGCATGTGCCACTACTGCGAGGATGTGGTGGCCGACGACAGGCGCTTCTGCGGCCCTGAATGCCGCGATCAATGGCAGGCTGATACCAACGCCAGGCAACGGGCTGGCAGGCGCTAGGACGGCTTTCTGTCGCCTGTCTCGAAGGCCTCCCGGCCATCCATGCTGTTGTGAATCCAGATCGGCTCTGAGCCTTCGTCATCGAGCGTTGGCTTGCACCAGCAATTGCCGTTGAGATCGTGATCGCGCAGATCGTTCACAGGGTACACATGCCAGCCACCACAGTTGCAGGCACGGCCTTGGTTGCAGTTCTGGTTGCAGGTCATGCTTTGCCTCTGGCGCGGATAGTGGCATCAGCAGTCACCTCACGAATGGCTGTTTCGATCAGCGCCGAAATCTCCATCCATTCCGATGCGGTAAACAAGCTCATGTGGAAGTCCCCAATCTGCGCCTCATCTGGCGCTGCTTCGCTGGTGCTTGGTGCTGACACGGTTGTGATGTGCAGACCGTCCATCTCAATCGTGACCTCGCTGACTCGTGCGTGAAATGTGCTCATGTGTTCTCCTTGATGCCGTGGGCGGCTTCCAATGCGGCGCGTGCATCGTCAATGAAGTCATTGCCATGCAGCTTCCACATGTCGCCACAATCCACGTTGCACGCAGCGGCTTGGCGGTCACTCAACACTCGCGCAGCGGCCACGACCATTTCATCGGTCGGCTTGCGCTGTGCGTCATGCGATGTCTGGTCAAGCATCACGGTTCGCGCCAATGCTTCGCACGTCGGGCAGGGTGGTGGGGATGTGTAGAGTGGTTGGCGACCTTCTCCTGGCAGTCGATATGCCGTGCCGCAGTTCACTGAGTTAAATTGCGCAGTCAACGCATTGAGGTCAGCCCATGCAAACGGCTCTTGCTGTGATGGCTTTTCGATGGCGTCCACATTGACCATCTGGCTCTGAAAGTACACCGCAAAGCTGGCCCGTGTGTCGTCACCAAACGGCATCTTGTTGACCCGCTGCATCATCTCCATCATGGCGCTGTTCCAGCCAGCTAGGAATACGTGCAGCGCTGCGTCGTTGTCGTACAGTCGCAAGTGCCCGAACTGGTCTTCAAAGTGTGCAAACGGGTTCATCAGTACGCCTCCTCGGTCATGGCTTCTGCGATCTCCTGCTCGATGCGCTGGCGGTCGTCGTCGGTGAGCTTTCGCTCCAGCCAGGCAGCCGGACGGCCTCGGCGGTCGAGAACATCCCACTCGCTTTCGCTGTAGCCGTAATAGTCCATGTCGCTGGCCGCGTTGTAGGAATACGACCCGCGAACGCAGTCGAAGTGCGTCACTCCAATCAGGCAAGGTATGCCAGCCACGCGGCTTTCGATTTCGGTGATGTAGCTCATGACGACCACCATGCGACCAACAAGCAGGCCAGGCCGACACCGATGGCAACGGCCAGAAGGAACCCGGCAGCGGCTTCGCAACGGCGCTCGGTCTTGCTGATGAACAAACGGCGCTTGATCTCGGCGCTGTACGGGTACTGAGTGTGCTGGTGATGTTTCATGCTTTGCTCCTTGGTTAAGATGACCACATCCTACCACATACAACCACAAGTGCAAGTATTAGGATAAACCCTATAAATCGACGATTTCAACATCATGAGGCCGTTTCTTGCCGTCCAGGATTTCATGCAGGCGCTTTTCGGTCAGCCGGTGGCAGCGCACCATGACACGCGCAGGCAGCACCTCGATCAGATCGGAATAGTCCTGCAAGATCGCACGCACGGCCACGATGCCTGCACCGTCCAGGCGCAAAGTCTTGCCTTCCTTGTTTCGCCTTCCTGCCATTGCCAGCGCGGTGATGGCATCCATGAGCAGGCCGCTGTCGTCCTGGCAGATCTTCATCTCGATGATCAGTGTCTCGACCAAGTTCACAGCGTCAGAGCAAAGCCTCCAGTCGTTTGGAGTTGGCTGATCTCCTTGCTCGAGCTGGTGCAGGGCTTGGTACATCTTGGTGAGCTGGCCAACCCGCCAAGCCTCTGGCATAGGCTCCGTGGGGCTGGCGGTCATCTCGTCCAGCAAGGTGTACCGCTTCGGCCGTGGTTGGCGTTTTGGTTTCTTCACACGAACCCCGACAAGTCTGGGGCCTTCCAGCCGTCAGGCTTGCCGATCTTGCCGCCTGGCAGGATGACCGGCTTGCCGTCCACCAGTTTGGCGTCGTTGCTGGCCAGCACGGCCATGTCTGCTCCCTGCTTATCAAAGCCTGCCAAGTACGCCACACCGTTGCCAGTGACCTCGCTGTCGCACAAGGCGTCGAGCGCCTCGATGCGGTCGCTTGGGTTGATGCTGGCCATGAGCATGCCCTTCTTCAGACCGTTGGCCACACGCAGCAGATCGGTCACGCTGCGCTCCAGGCTTTCCGCGTCGTCCGCTGAATCGAAGTCCACGCACATCAGGAACTCAATGAACTCCTCAAGGTGGCATCCGATCTGCACCGACAGCGCAGCAGGCCCAGGAACCTTGCCGCAGGCCTTCAGCCAGGCCGCTGTGCGCTCAAAGTTGCTGGCTTGAACCTCTGCCATCAGTCGCTCGTTGCGTGCTCTCAAAAGCCGGTTTTCCTGCTCCAGCTCGGCCACCAGCATGTCAAGGTTCATCTCGTCTTCGGTCATGGCTTGTACTCCAGGATGCTGAATGTCTTTTCAGCTCGGTCAAGGAACACAGCCATCGCTGGCCGTGAACCGCAGGAAAGTGCCCGGCACGCGGCCAGGTGGATGGATGAAGGCCGCAGGACGGCCATCAGGACATAACGCTTGTCCATCAGTATCTCCAGATGGTCACATCGACCACCCAAAGGCACAGACAGAACTGGCCTTGGTGAATGCCGCACACAAACAGCGGCCAGCGGTGCGTGAACCACTCCACGTCAAACTGCCAGCCTCGCTTCATGCTTTCACCTTCTCAAGACCTTGCTTCAGATAGTGCAGCACCTGGGCAGACAGGCTGCGTGTGTTGCGCTCGGCCTCGGCCTTGAGCTTGGCCATGATGTCGTCCGGCAGGCGGACGGTCACGTATTGGCGTTTGTTTCCGGTGGTCATTCCACGATCTCCCAGTCTTCAGAAAGCATGTCGGTTTGGCTGGCCAACCAGCCAGGCAGCATTGCGCGACGTCCGTGTGCGTTTGTAGTCCACATGTCGATGTGCGACAGGATTTCAATCGCAGTGCATGGGCCGAGTGCATTGCCATATGGAGAGCCTTCTTGCACTTCCACACTTGTTCGACCATGCACAAGAACCAGCCACATACCTTTGCCGTTCCAGCCTTTGCGTGCGACCTTCTGGCCAGCCTTCAGCGATTCGATTGCTTGGCCAAACGTCATGCCTTCGCACGGACGGTAAGCACGGTCGAAAACGTCAGCAGGCGACCAGCTCACGTAACCGGCGTAATGGTCTGTGTTGCCTTTGCCGCCATCCACGTATTCGACAAGGTAACCCTCATCGGCGCCGTTCTCGTCGGCTGGCAAAGTCCAGCCTCGGAAGTCGTTGTAGGCCTGCCGTGTCATCGGCTTGGCGTTGATCAGTTTGGTTCCGATGTAGCGTTTCATGCTGCCTCCTGCGCTTCTTCAAACATGTCGGCTGTGGCACCAGCGCCAGCCATCTCGACCGGAATTCCGCTGGTCAGCAGACTCACCAGATCGTCCTGGCCAGCCACCTCGATGTCAAACCGGGTCTGTGCGGCGTGCCGGATGGCCTGGGCCTGGTTGCCTGCGCGAATCAGGCGGTGTTTGTTGGTCTCCACGTCGGTGACCAGGTAGATGCGTGTGCTCATTTTTGCTCCGTTGGGGTTGATGAATCGAAAAGGTCTGGTGGCCCTTCAAGAAGGACGCGGGTTTCGTCTTGCACCAGCTTGGCCAGCTGCGAGACTTCTTGCGCGGTGGGGTAGATGGTCACGCTGCAGGTCAGCGCGATCACTCCACCGTCACGCGGTGCGATGCTGAACTTCTTGATCTCAGCACCGACAAATGTCTGGCTGCCGATCTCGGCGGTTGCCGATGACACCAGGTTGCCGTACTGCACCGGCGTGAGCCAGAGATTGCGGACGATCAGGGCATTGGTATCACCTCGCCACAAGAAAGCCTCCAGGGCGTCGTCAAAGTACCCGCACAGCGCCTTGTCGACGCCTTTGATCTCCATCTTGATGTCCACGGCCAGAATCTTCTCGTCTTCTGGCCCTTCCTTGCGCACGTTGAGATGCTTGATCGCTGCCGACCCAGACACCTTGAACGGTGGCCGCTTTGGTTGTTGCTCTTCCATGTTGTCTCCTTAGAAGGGAATGTCATCGTCCATGTCGTCAAAGCCTGAGCCTTGCGGTGCCGGCGCTGGACGTGATTGTGGCGCACTTTGAGGCTTTTGTGTTGGTTTGTGGTCTGAATTATCAGAGACAAATTCCAGATCGGCCAGGCGTGCCACCATCTTGGTGTTCTGCGTGCCGTCGCCTTTGGTGTAGGTCTGGATGTGCACGTCCTCCAGGTAGGCCACGATCTGCTTGCCTTTGGTCAGGTATGGCGTGAGCGATTCCACCCGCTGGCCCCACAGCGAGGCGTCAACCCACTGCGTTGGCCGCTTGCCGTCGTCGCCTTTTTTTCCGTAGGTGAACGCCAGCGAGACGTTGGCCACAGCTGCCCCTCCTGGTGTGTATCGCACCTCGGCGTCTTTGCCGATGCGTGCCAGTCCGTTTGCTTTCATGCTTGCTCCTTCAGTTTGTAGACCCGAACGACCCGAGCGTGGGCTGATGGGTGGGTTGCTTGACAGAATCCGATCGGCTCGAAGGCGTCACCCCTCAGAACCGCGCCCCAAGTGTTTGGGTGGTAGTCGTCCGGCAGCTCGATGAACTTCCGAACGTCGTTGATGGTCACCTGGCCAGCACGCTGCGCAATTGCCACCGCTGTGCCGCGTGCCTTGGCGATCCATTCCTCGCGGCCAATGGACACGCGAGCGATGCCTGCGTCTCGAAGGTCGCGGCCGTTCATGCTGCACCACATTTCTTGATCGCACCGCGCTCGCTGTACTTTCGCTTCAGTCGTGGCACTGGGCAATCTGCAGCATGCCAGTTTGGTTTGTACAAGACTCCAGCACCACTTTCGTGATCACAAATGCGGCAATGTATGAAGGTTGAACCATGTACACCATAGTCATCTTGGTAAGTTGTGCGCTCCAACAGAGCTTGCATGTCTTTCATTGGTATCCTGCTCATATACCCCTCCGCAGCTCGATCAGCTTGTCGACCGTCTCCTGCACCTCGGCCAAGAACTTGACCACCTCAGTCTCGTACTCAGCAATCAGCTTCTCGTCGCGTGGCACCCGCTTGATGAACAGCTGCATGTCCTCTGGCATCCGTGGGTCGAAGCTCACGAAGTCCACCCAGGCCCGGCCCGTGCAGGCCATCTGCCACTGCATCTGGGCCATGTACCCGCTGGGCGCTTTGTCGGCCATCAGCGTAGCGATATGCGTGCTGGTGTTCGGGCACTTGATCTCGACCAGGCCATCCTCCCCGACAAGACCATCTGGCGAGGCCCCAGCCATCTCGATCTTGGGATGCTGGATCATGGCCACCTCGGTGACCATTTGGCCAGTCTCGGTCTCGTAGGCCATCCGTGCCATGGGCTCCGTCTCGGTGCCGTGTTGCATGGCCCCACTTTTGAAGCTGTCGGCAGCCTGACCAGTCAGGCGCTCGGCCACCAGCTGAGCCAGGTAGTTTTTGCGGCTGGCGGCTGCTCCGCTCTGGGTCTTGGCGATGATGTCCGCCACCCGGCTGGCGGTGACCTTGCCCAGACGCTGGGCGAACCACTCAGGTGTGCGTTGCTCGATCATGCTGCACCTCCGTCTGCTGTCTTGGCGGCCTTCTTGAGGGCTGGGCCTTGGGCTTGCCAGAACGCGGCCTTGTGTGCCGATTTGGGCAATGCTTGGAAGGCTGCGGCCAAGGCTTCGCTGCCTTGCATAGCGGCGTCGCGCATGGCCGGAAGGGTCTCGGCCTCGTACTCGCCATAACCCGGCACAGGCGCTGGCGTGCGCTTGCTGGCTGCGTTGCCATCGTCATCCTCTGGCGCGATACCGCAGGCGGCCATCAGGCTGTAGCGGCGTGCGTAGGTCAGGGCGCTGCCGTAGCCCTGGGCGTCGTGCTTGACAGCAGGCACATGCAACTTGCCAGCCGAGAAGGTTTCCCCGGACTCGTGGACAAAGACCGTCTCGACGATCACGCCTGATTCGCATTCGTGGGTTTGCTGCACCAAGGCGATGCCGTTGGCGTTCAGGCCATCCATGACAGCCTCGACGCAGGCGGCCAGGTCGGCGTATCGGCTCTTGAAGTGAGGGTTTGAGCTGGTCTTGAGCGCAGGCCCGAATGCTCGCTGGGCCTTGACCAATGCTGCTGCGATCTCTTTCATGCTGTCTCCTTTGTGTTTATGGTGTTTGCGATGGCCTTGATCAATTCTTTGGCCTGCTGGGGTGTCATGTCGATCCGAACGCTGCCGCCTCGGATGTGCACGCCCATCGAGATGTATTCCTCGTTGGGGCTGATGATGACGGCGTTGCCATCGTTCACCGTGATGTAAAAGTCGTCTTGCATCGAGTTCACCTTTCGTGGTTGGTTGTTGGTGAAACGAATCATAGCATAGTGCAAGAGGATTTTGTGCAATCGGCAAAAAATATTTTTGCACGAATCATGCAAAATCGTGGTAAAGTTTGAGGCATGAAGAAAGACGACCAATATTTCGCACAGGTGCTGGCCTTTGCCCGTGAGAGCCTTGGCTCCTATAAGGCAGTGGCGCAGGCCTTGGGAGCCACCAGTGGCCAGGCTGTAGAGGCTTGGACGCGTAATGGCGTGGCGCACAAATGGCGGCCGGTGCTGGACAAGAAGTTCGGCCCAGGCTTCAGAAAATCCTTGAATGGCCTGCTGGTCTGAGGTAAATTGAGTGGCAATCACGGCTAGGGTAGCTCCCGAAAAGACGTCTCATCACCGTCCTGCCGCTGATTCTTTCGTGATGACTACCGATGATGTGAGGTAACGATGCACTACTACCAGTTCAATATTGGCGACTACAAAAGCCACACTGAGCACCTTTCCGATCTTGAAGACCTGGCCTATCGACGCATGCTCGATTGGTACTACCTTCACGAGACCCCTTTGCCTTTGGAGACCAGCGAGATCGCACGCCTGATTCGGATGCGAACGCATACCGACTGCATTGCGGTCGTTTTGCAGGAGTTCTTCATTCGCACTGAAACCGGATGGGCAAACCACCGGGCAGATCAGGAAATCGCCAGAGCTGGAGAGAAGTCCAGCAAGGCCAGCGAGAGCGCCAAGGCCAGGTGGAGCAAGCAAAGAGATGCGAACGCAATGCGAACGCATATCGAAAGCAATGCTACACAAGACACAATACACATAACACAAGACCCAGAACACAAGAAGACAAAGCAGCGCGGCACGCGCTTGCCAGCAGACTGCCTTTTGCCGACTGACTGGTTTCACTTCTGCAAACAGGAACGCCCCGACCTTGTGCCAAAACAAGTGTTTGACGAGTTCAGGGATTACTGGATCGCACAGCCTGGCCAAAAGGGCGTCAAGACCGACTGGGATGCAACTTGGCGCAACTGGGTGAGGCGACAGAACCAGGCTAGGACGGCTGGCCGCAACGAGCACAAGCACGCTGCAGCCTCCCGCGCAATCTTTGACGGGGTGTTCGACGATGAATAACCTCGCTGAAATGGCAAGCCAGGCCATCCAGAACGCTGGCCAACAACCCGCACCACGCGGCGACAACCCGACCATTCGCAAGCTGTTTCTGGTCTTGCACGGGTCTTACGGCAGCCTGTTTACCACCAAATTTTCCACAGGCGAGCGCGACGCCAACGGCAAGGACAAGGGAATCCGCGCTGCCATGCTGGTCTGGGAATCGACCCTGGCCAAGTATTCACCGGACACCATCGAAACGGCTGCCAAGCGCCTGACCGAGGTTTGTCCAGAGTTCCCGCCGAACCTTCCACAGTTTGAATCGATCTGCAAAGCCGTGATGCCGCGCAAGACCTTCAGCGACGACCAGCCGCGCAGATTGCCACCGCCAGAGGAAAAGCCCATCGGCCCGGTGGAGTTTGTGGCCATGAACGACGGGCGAGATTGGGCGAGAAAGATTCTGGCCAGGCAGGCGGCTGGCGCTCGAATCAGCGTAGGCAGCGTTGACATGGCCAAGAAGGCCCTGCGCCTGCAGGAGGAAGAATGACATGCCAGCAATGCGAATCATCGAAACAACGGCCGCACAGTGGGGCGTATTCGTTCAAATGCGTGGAGTGTTGCTGCAGGCTGGTACTGAGCGCCCGGCCCGACAAGCGCCTGGCTGCGTCCATGCTGGCTGCCATCGAGCGCTTCCCCGACAACCCTGGCCGGGAGCGCATCTTGGAGTGCGTGCGCCAGACCTTGACGAAACCCCACTCAGCGCCGACGAGTGCTGGATCGCAGTCCGGGAGTGCCTGACATGACCGACCGTATCAAGCTCACGCTGTTCGAGCCAGTCCAGGCGCACAAAATCCTGACGCAACAGATCTGGCCGCTGATCAAAGCATCCCTGATGGCTGGCCACCGGATGGTCGTTGAGGTTCGGCCTGAGACCCGCACGCTTGCCCAGAACTCACGTTTGTGGGCCATGCTGACCGACGTCAGCAAGCAGGTGAACTGGTATGGCAGGAAGCTGACACCTGAAAACTGGAAGGACGTGCTGACCGCTGCCTTGACCAAGCAGGACGTCGTGCCGGGCATAGACGGCGGCTTTGTTGCCTTGGGAAAGTCCACCAGCAACATGACCAAGCCAGAGATGTGCGAACTGCAAGAGCTGATCGAGGCCTTCGGTGCGCAGCAAGGCGTGAAGTTCACTGCGCCAGAATTCATCGACCAAGACACCGGAGAGATCACATGATTGGCACCAAGCACGACGGACAAAAGCCACGCTGGAGCCTTCTGCCTGCCGGAACCGTCCAGCACATCATTGCCGTGCTTGAGTTCGGCGCTGCAAAGTACACCGAGAACAACTGGCAGCACGTTGACCGAGGCCCGGAGCGTTACTACGACGCTCTGATGCGGCACGTTCACGCCTGGCGCGATGGTGAGAAGAACGACCCGGAAAGCGGCCTGCACCACCTGGCCCACGCTGGATGCTGTTTGCTGTTCATGCTTTGGCTGGATGACAGGGGTGTCAAATGACAAAACCAGCCAAGTGCAAAGTTTGCCAGTGCGCTTACACCAAGACCAGGCCGCTACAAACGGTGTGCAGCCCACCCTGCGCCCTTGTGTTGGCCAGGAAAGCCACGGAGAAGGCCCAAGCCAAAGAGCAGGCCAAAGACCGCAAGGAAACCCGCCAAAAGCTGGACGCCATGCAAACCAAGCCGCAGCTGACCAAGAAAGCGCAGACGGCCTTCAACGCATTCATCCGGGCAAGGGACGCGGGTAAACCCTGCATTTCCTGCGGTACGCCACTGAGCAACGAGCCGAACACCTACGATGCAGGACACTACCGTTCAGTCGGTAGTGCACCAAACATGAGGTTTGTGGAGGACAACTGCCACGGCCAATGCAAGCACTGCAACAACTACTTGGCCGGAAACCATGTGGAATACCGCAAGCGCCTGGTCGAGCGGATCGGCCTTAAAGCCGTGGAAAGCATCGAGAGCGACAACACGGTGCGCAAATACTCTCACGAAGGCCTGATCGAACTGGCCAAACACTATCGGGCGGCAGCGCTCGCAACTAAGAAAGGGAAACCATGAAAACCATCATCATCCTCGCCATCACCCTGGCCGCCACCTTTGCTCAGGCTCAGACCACCACCAGGTGCGTCAAGAACTGGGACGGCAGCGTTACCTGCACCACCACCCGCAACGGCGGCTTTTGACAAAGGTCAGAAAAATGAAACTTCCAGACACACTCGAAGCCATCCAGATCGATGCGCTCATACCCTTGACAACTTCAGATTAAACCCTTACAATAATTTCCAAACAATGCAGTGAGGCATTTATGGAAATCGAGTGGCGAGACATACCCATTGCCCAAGGGTACATGGCGAATAGTCTTGGGGAAATTTGGTCGAAAGATCGGCAGGTAAAAAAAACCATCAAAGGTGTCGAGCGTCTTTTTATGCTGAAGGGAAAGAAGCTCAAGCCGTGGATGGCGAACGCTTACCAGTATTGCCAAGCAGGAAGTGGCGTGAAAACATCAGTCCATCGGCTTGTGTGCATGGCGTTTCATGGACTGCCAGAGGAAAAACAAGAGGCATCACATCTCGATGGAAATCCACAAAACAACGCGCCATCGAATCTTGCTTGGGTCAGTCATTCAGAAAACGAACAGCAAAAAAAGCTGCATGGAACATATGCGAGACCAAAAAATTTCAAGAAACCATGGCACAAAAAGCGTGGCACAAAACCAACAAAGCATCCAATGGCTGATGTGATCAAAAAAATGGTTTCAGACGGAGCGTCTGTTGCTGATGTTGCTTTGTTCTTGAATATCTCAAAAAGTGGCGCACACCACATCATCAAAAACAGACTGAAAGGTGGTTATGAATGAGTTGGCTCTTTTCGCAGGCGCTGGTGGAGGAATACTTGGGGGGGGCTGCTCGGATGGCGAACAGTCTGTGCTGTCGAATGGGAGCCATATGCAGCAAGCGTATTGTGCGCCAGACAAAATGACGGAATTCTCCCGCCTTTCCCAGTATGGGATGACGTTCAAACCTTTGATGGAAACCCGTGGCGAGGAATTGTTGACGTCATATCTGGCGGATTTCCATGCCAAGACATTTCAGCGGCAGGAAAAGGAAAAGGACTTGACGGAGAACGTAGCGGAATGTGGAGGCACATGGCGAGGTTGGTTAGCGAAATACGACCCAGATTCGTCTTTGTGGAAAATAGCCCAATGCTCACTACTAGGGGAGGAGCCAGAGTTATTGCAGACCTTACCGCGCTACGGTATGACACTCGATGGGCTGTTATGGGAGCTTCCGATGTTGGAGCAAATCATCAGAGGGACAGAATCTGGATTGTCGCCAGACGGAGAGACAACATTTCACACGCCGAATTGCTCGGGACTGGATGGAGGAAGCAACTCCAGGAAAGCGCTGAAAAAAAAGCAAATGGAATGGGCAAGTCCAAATTCACGGGATTGGAAGGACAGCGGAGCCAGTCAGGGAAACAGAAAATCACCGAATTTGGGGACGCAGGTTCATTGGCCGACACCGAGAACAAAGGGGATGTGTGGCGGCAGTGGATCATGGGATTTGCTCAACAAGAACACAACAATCGAAGAAGCCAGACAAATGGGCGCAGGGAATGGTGGCAAACTGAACCCAACGTGGGTCGAGTGGCTGATGGGGTGGCCGCTAGGGTGGACAGACTTAAAGCCATTGGAAACGGACAAGTCCCTCTGTGTGCTGCAACAGCATTTAACATCTTGAGTGCAGGATTCAAAAATGGCAACGAAACGCACTGAAAAGCCCAAAAAAACAGCGAAACCAGCAAAGCCAGAGCGAGACAAGGACGCCATCTGTCAATCCGTCCTGCAAGGGATGAGAGACGGCTTGAGCGCTTTCAAGGCTTGCCAAGCCGCAGGAGTTCCGCAAAGCACGTTCAATAGGTGGGTGGATGCTGACGCGAAACTTGCGGAAGACTACGCGCACGCGAGGGAAGACCTGATCGAGCGCATGGCGAATGAGGTGCTGGAGCTGGCCGACAGCGACGTCCCTGAGACTGGAGACGGAAAGCGCGACTGGCAGGCCATCCAGCAGCGCAAACTGCAAGTTGACAGCCGCAAGTGGCTGCTTTCCAAACTGGCCCCGAAAAAGTATGGCGACAGGCTGGAGCTGGCAGGCGACAAGGAAAACCCGCTGCAAGTGCAGACAATCGACGCCTCAAAGTTATCCACAGACGTGCTGGCGCAGATCATCGCTGCCAAAGACCATGCTGCTGACGCAAGCTGACCTGCTAGCCGTCGAGCGCGAGCTGTGCAGGCGCAGCCTGGCCGAGTTTGCCAAGCGTGCCTGGCGCGTGCTTGAACCGGCTGCCGAGCTGAAGTGGGGCTGGGCGCTCGACGCCATCTGCCTGCACCTGGAGGCCGTGACAAAGGGCGAGATCACCCGCCTGCTGATGAACGTGCCACCCGGCTCCATGAAGTCCCTGCTGACCGGCGTGATCTGGCCAGCCTGGGAGTGGGGGCCTCGTGAGATGCCCGAGATGCGCTTTGTCGGCACGGCCCACGAAGAGCAGTTGGCCATCCGGGACAGCCGACGCTGCCGCGACCTGATCAAGTCCGACTGGTTCCAGAACCTCTGGCCGATCGAGCTGCTGGCCGATCTGGACGGCAAGCGCGAGTTCGGGAATACCCGCAAAGGCATTCGGCAGGCTCGGTCCTTCACCAGCATGACCGGCGTGCGAGGCGACAGGGTTATCCTGGACGACCCGATTAGCGCCGACAACGCCAACAGCGCGGCCAAGTTGGAGGCTGCCCGGATTGCTTTCACCGAGACCCTGCCGACCCGCGTCAACTCCGACAAGTCGGCCATCGTGGTCATCATGCAGCGCCTGAACGAGAAGGACATTTCCGGCGTCATCAAGGAAATGGGCCTGCCGTATACGCACCTATGCATTCCGATGCGCTTCGAGCCTGAGTTCCGGTGCACCACCAGCATTGGCTGGACTGACCCGCGCACCGTGGAAGGCGAGCTGATGTTCCCCGAGCGCTTTGGTGAGACGCAGGTGGCCGAACTGGAAAAGACCCTGGGAACCTACGGCACTGCCGGACAGCTTCAACAGCGGCCAGCACCCCGAGGTGGCGGCATCATCAACACCGACTGGTTCGGCTACTGGTCGCACGTCCCGCAGCTGGAGTTCCGCTTCATCACCGTGGACACGGCCCAAAAGACCGCCGACCACAACGACTGGTCTGTGCTGCAATGTTGGGCACGCTCATCCATTGGAAATGCCGTCAAGCTCGACCAGGTGCGCGGCAAGTGGGAAGCGCCCGAGCTTTTGGTGCAGGCCCGTGCCTTTTGGCTCAAGCACCTGAACGACCCAAGGCCTCTTGCCAACGCGGCCACCATGCGCGGCATGTACGTCGAGGACAAGGTATCGGGCACCGGCCTGATTCAGACCCTGCGCAGGGAAGGCCTGCCTGTCATTGCCGTGCAGCGCAACAAGGACAAAATCAGCCGAGGCTACGACGCGGCACCATTCATCGAGACCGGCAACGTGCTGCTGCCGCAGGACGCGCCATGGCTTTCGGACTTCCTGGCCGAGGTCGCGGCCTTCCCGTCCGGCGCTCACGACGACCAGCTTGACCCGATGTTCGACGCGATCAACCTGGTGCAGCGCCTACCGGCAAACAAGGCGGCGATGGTCAAACCATTGCCTACCGTGTCGAAATGGTGAGAAAATACTTGAAACGAGGGCAAAAATATGGCACGCATTTCCAAAGAGCAGCGACTGGCGAATCTTCACTCAGAAGCGCTCTCACAGTTTGACAACGTCCAAACGGCGCTGCGTGACGAGCGCCTTCAGTGCTTGCAAGACAGGCGCTTCTACTCGCTGGCCGGTGCTCAATGGGAAGGCCCACTTTGGGACATTTACGAGAACAAGCCAAAGTTCGAGGTGAACAAGGTCGCCTTGGCGGTCATGCGGATTATTTCTGAATACAGGAACAACCGCATCACCGTGGACTTCGTGTCCAAAGATGGCGCAGAGAACGACAAGCTGGCCGACACCTGCGACGGCTTGTACCGTGCCGACGAGCACGACAGCGTGGCCAACGAGGCCTATGACAACGCCTTTGAAGAGGCCGTCGGTGGTGGCTTTGGTGCCTGGCGACTGCGCACCACCTATGAGGACGACGAGGACGAGGACAACGAGCGCCAGCGCATTGTGATCGAGCCGATCTTTGATGCCGACAGCTCCGTTTTCTTTGACTTGAACGCCAAGCGCCAGGACAAGGCCGACGCCCGTTTTTGCTACGTCATCTACTCGATGACCTACGAGTCCTACAAGGAAGAGTGGAACGACGACCCGACCGACTGGCCAAAGATCATTC